AAACAACCAGGAGGGTTAAGATGTTGAAAACACTGTATTCTGTATATGACGCAAAAAGCCAAACATACGCTGCACCGTTTTGTGAAATCAACGATGGGACAGCTATACGCGTCATCCAGGACCTTATGGATCAAAACCAAAGTCACCCCTTTGCAAGGCATTCCGAGGATTTCGTGCTCGAAAGAGTTGGACGGTTCAATGAGTTATCGGGTGACTTGGAAACGGAGCCTGTAGGCGAAGTAATCAAACTGCGTGAATTAGTAAAGGAAAACTAAAATGTTCGGACCGAGCGGCGCAATGCCATCTACGATGTCACACGACTTTAGTCGTGTGCCAAAAGCTGAAATTCAGCGGTCAGTATTCAAAAGAGATCATGGCATTAAAACAGCGTTTGATGCTGGGTATCTAGTACCAATTTTCGTAGATGAAGCGCTGCCTGGCGACACGTTCACGTGTAACATGACTGGGTTTGGCCGGTTGGCAACACCGGTCAACCCAATCATGGACAATCTGTATGTTGAAACATTCTTTTTTGCAGTGCCATACAGGCTTGTGTGGAACAACTGGCAAAAAATGTGTGGAGAACAGGAGAACCCGGGAGATAGCACAGATTATTTGGTGCCGACGGTGTCAGGAACTGTCACAACAGGAAGCCTGTTTGACTATATGGGCATTCCAATTGGAAATGCCCTTACATGGAACAACCTCCACGGTCGTGCATATAATCTCATTTACAACGAATGGTTTAGAGATGAAAACCTGCAAGATAGCATCGTAGTAGATAAAGACGATGGACCAGACACATATTCAGACTATGTGCTGAAAAAGCGTGGCAAACGGCATGATTATTTTACGTCCTGTTTGCCATGGCCACAAAAAGGTGACGCAGTAAGTTTACCACTTGGTACAACGGCGCCAGTACAGACAACAGACGAAGCTATTAAACTACGTCGTACAAACGGTACAGAAGAAAAAACTGTATATAGCGGTCTCAGTGGTTCTGTTTATAACCAGGTCGTTGGAAATACGGGATGGACAGGTAGTTATCCCCTTGCATTTGGTTCAAATACTGGTCTGGAAACCGATTTGACTCAAGCTACAGCAGCGACGATTAATCAGCTGCGTGAGGCTTTTCAGATTCAACGTTTGTACGAGCGTGATGCTCGCGGTGGTACCCGTTACACAGAAATTGTAAGAAGCCATTTTGGCGTAGTATCACCGGATGCACGGCTGCAGCGCCCTGAATATCTGGGTGGCGGCAAATGCTCCATTAATATTAACCCGATCGCACAAACGTCATCGACAGACGCAACAACTCCTCAAGGCAATATGTCTGCATTCGGTACTGTTGGTGGTCGAATGGGCGGGTTTAATAAGTCGTTTACTGAGCATTCAGTCATTATTGGTATGGCTTGCGTTTTTGCTGACCTCAATTATCAGCAAGGTCTTAATCGCATGTGGTCACGCCAAGATAGGTGGGCTTTCTACTGGCCCGCCCTCGCCCATCTTGGTGAGCAAGCGGTTCTAAACAAAGAAATTTATGCTGATGGTTCGGCAAACGATGATCAAGTGTTTGGTTATCAAGAGCGTTATGCGGAATATCGGTATAAGCCGAGCATGATCACAGGAATTATGCGATCAGATGCAGCTAATAGTTTGGATAATTGGCACGTAGCGCAAGATTTTGCGTCGTTGCCAGCACTAAATGCATCGTTCATTGAAGAAAATCCGCCCATCGACAGAATTTCGGCAGTCCCAAGTGAACCGGACGTCATATTTGACGGGTTTTTCAATCTTAAATGCGCGCGACCAATGCCCGTTTATAGCGTACCGGGTCTAATTGATCATTTCTAATGGATTGGCGAGGTTTAATTGCGGCAGTTGCAGTCAGACGGTACCTACTCCCGATTTTACTGGGTGTGTTGGTTACTTGGCTCCTTGCTAATAACCATCCTGACTTTGCGGACGCTGTATGCAGCGTGGCCGCTGGCCTCGCTATAGCCGTGGAGAATTGTAAATGAGTATTTGGACGGCAATTGGGTCAATAGGAGCAGGTCTGATCGGCGCTAACAGCGCCCAGAAGACAAATCAAATGCAAGCGGGTATGACCCGCGAGCAAATGCGTTTCCAGGAACGCATGTCAAATACCGCTTATCAACGCGGGATGGCAGATATGCGGCAGGCGGGTTTGAACCCGATTCTTGCGTATAAGCAAGGCGGCGCAAGTTCACCCGCAGGTGCACAGCCGCCGTTATTTAGAGATCCAGCGCAAGCCGCAATGTCAAATGCGTTGTTAAGTGCACAAGTTGCATCAGCAGCTGAACAGGCGCGAATGGATAAGTTAGATGCCGATTATTACAGCAAGCAAGGCATGGGTCCCCAAGCCTTTGGGGCAAGTAGGTCTGTGAGCGGTGTGTTGGGCAGAATCCTTAATGAAAGTGTTGGGTCAGCAAAAGAGTTTTTGCGAGGCAGTTTTGCGACGCGCAGCAGAGATGCTGACGGGAAAAATGTGGAAAATCAAAGCTGGTTAGAAAGCAAGTTGGCGGCGCCAACAAGTAGCCAGGCCCATGGTGATGCAAAGAGAAT